ACGTACGGCGGGTCGAGGATAAGCAGGGTGTTCGGCTGCGCGAGGTACGGTGGCAGCAGGGTTTGGAACGGTGCGCGTGCAATTTCTAATCCCTCCAAGTAGCCGTCTGCCGTCGGGTAATCGGTGCGGCGGACGGTGTGGTACATGTGTTTGCGGTAAAACTCGTCCAATGTGCCTGCCTGATTGCCGCTAAAGAGCAGCCAAGAGCGCAGGCAGTGGATGTCTTTAAAGCCGTCAAAGTCTTGAATAGTCTGCACCACGGCAGCTTTGGCGGATTTGTCCAGATGTTTGTCGCGCGGGAAATCGCGTAATAAATCGGACAATATCCGCCGTAAGCGGTTGGTGTCGGGAATATGACGCAGCCGTTCGGCGTAGCCGTCGAAATCGTTATATATCACGCGTGCGGCGGGTTTGCAGCGTTTGGCGGTGTGCGCCAACAGGCCGCTGCCGCCGAATACGTCAATCATCGTCCAGCCTGCGCCATCGGCGGGAATCCCGGCCAACACCTGCCTAAAGGCTTGAAGAAAGTTGCGTTTTTGCCCGACAAAGGGCAGCGGGGCTTTATGGTAAACAGTCATAGAAAGCAGGCACTCGCGGCGCTCTGCCTTATCGGTTAATCAGAAGGTTTTGATGAGTTTTTCGGCAATCCAGCGTGCGACCGGCGGACAGACGGCGTTTCCGGCAGCTTTAGACGCAATAAAGTCGGTGTTACCCAGTCCGCGTCGAAACCCATGATTTTCAGACGCTCTTTGCCGCTCAACCATCTGATGCCGTCCATCGGCGACAGCGACGATGTTTGAACAACCGAGGTCGATACTGGTGCCGCTGTCAAGTCCCGCAAGTAACGTAGGGTGCGCATCCGCCCAGGGGCTGCACGGTTCTGTCTGCCCAGAAACGCGTGCCACTGGTCCGGCATCACCCATAAACTCCAATGGGGGTTGCTCTCCCAAACCGGCGCAAATGAATACGCGGCGGCGTTTTGTGGGGACTCCGAAATAACGAGCGTCAAGCACGCGCCAAAATCCCACATACCCGCACTCGGCAAGCGTTGCAAGTACCGTTTGGAAGTCTCGACCATTGTTGCTAGAGAGTAGACTGGTAATATTTTCAAGCACCAGCCAGCGCGGTTTGAGGGTATCGACGATGTGCATGGCGTTAAAGAACAAGCCTGTTCTTTAACGCCAAGTCCCGCTCTTTTGCCCATCGTAGAAACGTCTTGGCACGGAAATCCGCCAATGACGACATCGGTGCGCCAGAGTTCGGGCAGGCAGGTGGTAACGTCGCGGAACTGTTTGGCATGGGGAAAGCGGTCGCGCAAGGCTTTGTGGGGGAAGTCGGCGATTTCGACTTGCCAGGCCGTCTGAAATCCGGCTTGCTCGAAGCCGAGGTCGAAGCCGCCGATGCCTGCAAACAGGCTGCCGACGGTGGGTTTTGATGGTGCTGTGGCATCCATTTTGTCCTTTCCTCGACACTCGGGGCGCTCTTGAAGGGTTAAAAACGGTGCTCGCGGCACTCAGTGAAGTAATTAATTGAATGTATTGATGTGTTTGCAGCGGGGGCATTTGATTTGCACGCTGCCGCTGCCTTTGGCCAGCAGCTTGTTGCAGCGGCCGCAGTGCATTTCGCGGTAGGTCATCTTTTGCATTTCCTTACGATTCGTGTAGAATCCCGCCTGCTTCGCGCGAAGCAAGACGGCCTTGAAGTCAATGCAGCTTCTCCCTGCTTGGCTGGCGCGGTTGGTGCGCCAACACCGCCGTGCCACCGTCCCTCTTTATCTAATCCTGTTATTTCAAGCCTTTTCTCCTTTCTGTTTCTTATTCCGCGCTAAACGCAAACCACTGTACGCCCATTGCCGCAGACGAGTAGTTGGTGCGTACCCAAAAGCCTTTGCAGGCTTCTTCGTCGTTGGCATTCCATTTGGTGCAGAAATAAGTGCCGTTCATGGTGCGCTCCTGCTCGATAAACACCATCGGTTTACTGCTGTATGCCACGGGAAATTCAATCCAGTAGGAGGTTGCGTTACCCGTATTGCCGTCGGTGGGATAACCCGGCAGGCCGCCGACAGGAATGCTGCCGGATTGGAAGTTTTTCAGCGGCTGCGCGGCCTGCTGCGCTTTGAATAAGGCGGCTAATTTGTCCACCAAGGCATTAAGCTGCTGCACGAGGGTCATGATAAGGCGGCCTCCAGGCGGGCGACGAAGTCGGTGTCGGTATCGCCCAGATTCAGGCTTTGCTCGACGGCGGCTTTCTGCTCGCTGCTGAGGGTTTGCGCTTCGTCGATGCGCAGGCGCAGGGCAACGGCTTGGGCGAGCGCGGCGGCGGTGGATTGGTCGTTTTTCAGCGCGTCTTCCAGCTCTTTGAGGGTGTCGTAGGCTTCGCCCGCGCCGCCGAGCAGCTCGTTTTTAAGCTGCTGGATGAGGGCGTTGGTTTTGGCGGAGGAATACGCGCTTGAGGCAGACGGGGCGCTGTCGTCAATCGCCGCGCCGCTGCCGCCGGTATTGGCGTTGTCCAAGCCGGTTTTCAATTCGTTGACCGCCCCGACGAGGCTGGTTTTGTCGTCGGTGGTCAGGTCGGTCAGCGTGCCGACGTTGCCGAAGAGGGTTTTGAGCTGCTTGCCGACAAAGTCGGTCAAGAGGTTGATGCGTTGAATCAGAGTCATGGTTTATCCTTTCAGGACATGGCTAAAATCAGGCGGGCGACAAAATCGGGGGTGGCCTCAGCGGTATCGTCTTTGACGCTTTTGAGCCACTCGGTAAAGTCGGCAAAGGTTTTGTCGGCGTTTTCGGCTTGGGCGAGCCAAGTGCGGTAAAGGTCGTCGTCGTAGCGCTGCGCGGCGTTGGCGACGTTGCCGCGATGGGCTTTAAACTGGGTCAACATGGCGGCTGGTACTCTTGATGATTTCCACGGCAATATCGCCGCTGTATTGAACTAGGCCGTCTGAAACACGGGTAAAGGCGACATCGGCCACATACAATCCTTCTTTGAGGCCGTCTGAAATTTCAGACGGCAATGTCAGCAATACGCGGCTTTCGTCGGGATAAAGCGACACGGTAAATTCCGCCACCGGCGTGTTGTCATGCTTGCGGCGCAGCTGCGCGGCGGCGGTGACGCCCGTGAGCGAGGAAATGCCGTAGTCGTCTACAATTTCAAAGCACAGCGTGATTTCCAGCGTTTCGCCGCGCTTAAACGGGATGGCCTGCATGGTGCGCTCCTCCAAATACCCTTATTATCGGCTTTCAGACGGGCTTGCCGCCGCCGCACGCTTTCACACGGATAAATCGGTAAAATCCAAATCCGGCGCTTCGCTGACAATGGTATTGGTGGTTTTGTCGTAAAACACGCGGCTGCCGATGGCGGCATTGCCCTGCAACACCAAGGCGCTGCCGCCCTGCGCCGTGGCCGCCCACGCCGAGCCGCCCAAATCGCCGGTGATTTTCGCCACGCCGAGCTGTCGGCGGTTGAATACGGCATCGAATTGTTGCAGCAGATTCATAGCTTTTTAATCCTTGTTTAAAGGCCGTCTGAACGGCTTTTCAGACGGCCTTATTGTCGGGGAAACGCAGGCTGCGGCAGGCTCGGCCGCCTGATTTGTCAACTGTCCAAATAGCGGTTGATTTTTACCGTCTGCATGACCGTCGGCGCGTCGTTTTCAATACCGATGTCCAGCGTGACGCCCTCGACCACGCCTTTCCACGTCCCCGCAGGTTCGGCCACTTCCCAAATCTGCCCTAATTCCGCCAGCGGCACGGCGTATTTGTCGGATACCGGCAGGGTTACGGATTCCGTTTTGTGGATACCCGTATCGCTCAAGGCGGCAATGCCCGTCGCCAGCAGCACGGCGCGGTCGGTGTAAAGCGCGTTGGTCTGCGCCGCCGCACGCGGTTCTCGGCTCGTGCCTTCGCGGTACACATCGCCCGCCGCGCCGGTGGCGTGGGTGGCGCTGACAAACACGCCGTTGGCGCGTACCGCCACGCTGCGCTGGCCGCTGATTTGCGTGACCACGCTGGCGGGAATGCTCACGTCCGGCTCGGTGTCGGCGATTTTCCAAGCCGCCGCAGGCCAGCGCGGTTTCAGGCTCAACATCGGCAGCGCAGTGTTGCTGCATACAAAGCCGCCCGCCGCCTGCGCAATTTCGGTCAATACCGCCATCGGCGTTTTCTCCGTCAGCGAATACACGTCTTTCGGAATCAGCCAGTCTTCCAAGCCGAAGGATTCGATGGCAAAACCCAAGTATTTCAACACATCGTCGCACACCTGCCGCGCATACACCGGCGAGCGGTACGTGCCGTCGCCGAATTCGGCATAATCGCCGCCCAAGCGCGAGGTCAGGCTGCGCCCGCTGACGGTAAAGGTTTTCTGCCCGAAGCGGCGGTTGTCGCTGTAATCCTCGGCGAGAAACACAAACGTCTCGGCGTTGACCGCCACGCTGATTTCCGCCTCCGCACCCTTTTCGCGGCTGTCCATGCCCAATTTGGCAAACTCGTCCGGCGGCAGCGTGACCGAGCCTTGCCAGCAATAGCCGCCGGTGTCGCAGGTAAACGAAGCCGTAAGCAAATCCAGCGCTTGGCCGTTGTCGAAAGTGGCGGAAACAGCATTATTAATCATATAAGTATCCAAAACAGGCGTATTGCTGACGACGTCGCAGGCAAAAGGCAGCGGCACGGATTTGGCCGAATGCGCCACCTTATGCCGTCTGAAACGCAGCGAAATGCGGTTTGACTTCGGCTTAATGCCGCAGACATAGGTATTTTCTTCCGTCTCTTCCGGCACCGCGATTTCATAGTATTCGCACGGCACGGCCAGCGCAGGCAGCCAGCGCGGTTTGAAACACGTTTGCAGCAGCGGCACACCCTGATACAGATGGGGCAGATAGCGCTCCAATGCCGCCGTGCCCGCATAACGCGGCGCGGCGCAGCTTTGCAAAAACGGCGCAGACACCGCCGCCTGCGCCGCATGCAAACAGGCGCGTACCGCCCGCGCCACGCCCGTGACCGGCGCGATGTCGGCGTAAATATCGCCAAACGCGCCGACCTGCGCCCGAGAGCAGCCGCCCAAGGCGGAGGAAGGCGTATAGACGACTTTCGGATTCGCATCCAGCCGCGCAAACGCCGCCGTTGCCATGTTCAAATCAAACGACACCGGCAGCGTAGCCAAATACGCGCCCGAATAATCATTCGCCAAAGCCGCGCCGTTTGAGCGCCCCCCGGCGCAGGCCGCCATATCCCGCACCGCATGCAGCGCAAAGCCCCACGACTGCGACACCGCCGCATAGCCCGCCGCCGGTTGGTAGTAATTGGGCGTATCGGTCTTTTCAGTCGTTTCTGCTTCGTCGGCATAGCCCCAAGGCCGTCTGAACGGCAGCGGCAGCTCGCGGCTGAGGGCACGTTCGCTGATTAATTTGGCAAACGGAATAGGGACGGCATTGTTGGCAAACGGGCTACTCATCGGGGGCTACATACGGTTTTACAAAATCATAGGCGACGGGTTCGTATTGTTTTTTGTGGTCGATGGCCACCATGAGAAATTCCACATCGGGATTAAGCCGTTCAAACACATACGCGCCGTCTTCGCCGCTCCATACATCGCGCACGCAGCTCATCTTTTTGCGGTCAAGCAGAAAAATCCGCCGCTCGGCAGGCTCGCCGCCCACGGTCACAATCCCTTCGTTTTCGCCGGCGATATAGCCCTCGCCGCCGTGGAAGCCGCCGCCGACCAATAAATCGCGCTTGATTAAAAACGTCATCGCTAAAGCTCCCAATAATCGGCGTTAACCAGCCAGTTGTGCGAGTAGCTGTTTGAACCGCTGTTGCGTACCACGATATAGCGGTCGCCCGTGGCGTCGAGATTTTCCAATACCGTGCCGCTGATATAGGCCGCCAAATGGCCTTCGCTGTTTAAAATTCCCGGCACCATGCCGCGCAGGTAGTAGCAACCGTTCGCCTTTTCGGCAAAATAAATTTCCGCCGCCACAATCTCGCCGGAAAAATTATTCGCGTGCGACAGCATGCTTCCACTGCTTGAATTATGCTCAATCACCGAGCGCAGATACAAATCGCGCGATGTACCGCCCGAGTAAGAATTCATTACCCCTAAATAATCGTAAGCTGTTGTGCCGCCGACATAAGGAGCGCCGTAGTTGGTCAGATAAATGTAATCCTGCCTGTTATGCGTGCCCCAAAGCGCCGCATTGCCGTTATCCGCCGGAATAATGCTGGCAAACTCGCTAAACTGAAACCATTGCGCCTGCCCCGAATAAGGCAGGATAAACATAAAGCCGCGCGAGCAGCCGATGAGCAGCCACGATTGCGCCGAGGTGGTCGATTGGCCGCTGGATTGAACCAGTTTGGCAAAGCGGTTGGCGGTGTCGCCCAAATCGGTCAGGCTGCGGTGCGCCGAGATGGTGGCGACTTTGGTTGTGGTGTTGTCGCACACCAATACCGCACCGACGGTTTTATTGTCGGTAGAGCGGAACGCCGCGCGATAGTCTTCTTCAAACAAGACTTCAAAGCCCAGCGGCGCTTTATAATCCGCGCCCGTGCCGTAGCCGGTGTTCAGGCAGGCTTTCAACACCGTTTTCAGGCTGCCTTCCACGGCGTAAAGCTGCGGCGCGTCGGTGTCGGTGGAGCGGTAAACGGTGACGGGGGTGCGGGTGGTGATGATGGGCATTCGGCTGTCCTGCAAGATGGTTTTCTATCGGCTTTGATTATCGCGTTTTTATGACTGAAGCCGTGCCGCTCAATTTCAGACAGAAAGAATCACGCGAGTTTGGGATAAGCACTTTGAGTACCGTTTGATATTTCAGTAATTTGCTCCCTCCCCTGCGGGGGAGGGGTGGGGAGAGGGCTAAATGTTTGCGGTTTAAGCAATGTTTCCTTATATCCAACCGTTTTGCCCTCTCTCTAACTCTCCCCCACGGGGGAGAGAACAGATTGTAGGAACTTCAAGCATTTCAGGCTGAAACATGCGTTTGGCTATCCAGAACTCACGTCAAACAAAGGCCGCCTGAAACAGAATCCCTGTTTCAGACGGCCTTTGCCGCGACCGCAAACTACTCCGCCACCGTATTCCCGCGCAAACAGGCGGTAAAGCCGTCGCGTTCGGTTTGGCGAGCGGCGGAGGGCTGTACCGCCCGCAACACCCACACCGGCAGCGGCGTGCCGAAGGTATTAAAACGGATGCAGTTTTTCGCCGCCCAGCCGCCGCCGAAGGCCGCCGCCTGCAAGGAAAAATACGGCTTGCCCGTGGCGGGGTTGGCGGGCGCAAGGTCGGTGTAGATGTCGGCCTGCGCCACCAAGCCCAGATTCTCGCCGTAAAGCTGGAACTGCGTGGCGGAGATAAACTGAATCAGCCAGCGCTCGTTAATCGCGCCGCTGGAAGTGAGCGTAATCGGGTAGTTTTTCACGTCCAACTGCGCCAAAATCGCCGTGCCGCGCAGCGAATCCGACCACACGTTGTCCCAAGTGTTCTGACTGAACGGATCGGTGGCGCGTACCAGCAAATCGCCGCCGATTAAGGCGCTGGAAACATAGGTATTTTCCAGCGGATAATCACGCGACACGGCAAATTGCAGTTTCAGACGGCCTGAAATATCCACGCCGGTGATGCGGTTTTCCTCTTCCCATGCCAACACCGCCGTCAGCGGCAGGGTGTAGTCGGCAAGGCTCAATGGCTCGGCCATCGTCAATACGCCCGTTTCCAAGTCCACGCTGTATTTTTCCGCCAAGACATGCTCGCCGTTTGCGTCCAGCAGACACATGCGGTCGAGGTTTTTGCGCTCAAGCTGGATGACTTGGCCGCTGGTAAAGGCGCTGCCCAAATCCTGCTTTAAGCGGTTGCCGATGACAATCATATCCCCCTTGCGGAACACCGGCACTTTGCCGTCGGCAGGCAGGCGCACCGCGTCAATGCCGATAATATCCGAATCCAGCGGAATATTGTCTTGGGTCACGCAGTTGTAGCGCAGGGTTTCGGGGTAGAAACCGTTGGCGCAGGTAATGCTGTAAAAGCCCGTTTCGTAATCAATCGTGCCGCTAATGCCGCCGGTAATATTGCCGTCACCGTCAGACGTGCCGCTGATTTTCTGCCCGCCGACCACGGCATACACGGTAAAGCTCTCCGGCTTCACCGGCGCGGCCTCGGTGCGGCCGGAGTAGCTTTGGATGTAATCCGTATCCGTGGCCACAATGCCGCCGGTGATTTTTAAAGAGGCCACGTTCACGCCGGTGGCGGAGAATTTGACCGCGCCGCTGTCGCTGTTGAGCGAGCCGACCACCGTACCCGTGCCGGTTTTGCCGTTGAAGCTCTTGTAAATCGTGCCGCCGCGTTCAATCAAATCGTTGCTGCCGTCGTTAAACGACCAGGTATCCAATACCGGACGGCCGCCCGTGGCCAAAGCCACGTTGATTTGCACATTCGACGGCGTTTCGGTCACGCTCGTGAGTTTGGTGTCGCTCTCGGCAATGCGCGACCACGCCGCTTCGGTGGCGTAAATCTGATAATCGGTAATGGTCTTGGTTTCCGCCGCGCCTACCGCCGCCGCGCCCACGGCGATGGTGGAATAGGCAAACGTGCCGCCCGTTACCGTCGGCGCAACTGTCCACGCGGCGGGCGACGGCAGCGTGATTTTGCCGGTGGTGTAGTCAATCGTGCCGCCGATGGCCTGACCCGCCTCATTGAGCAGGTTGCCTGCGCCGTCATCCAAAATATTCACGGTAAAGCTGGCCTTGTCTTCCTCTTCGTCTGTCGCCAGCAAAATATCATGCTTCGCCCGCGCCAAAATCACGCCGCCCAAGGCCGAATCGCCGACCGAATAGCTGTTGTACAGCGCTTTGACCCATTCGGTATCCGCCACGGTCACATTGACGGTATAAGCCAACGCCAACAGCAGGCTGCCCGGCGCGGTTTTGCCCACGGTCAGGCTCACTGCCGCCGCTTTATCGCTAAAGGTTTGATTCACCACTTCGGGCGTGCCGGTGTATTCTTCAAAGCTGATTTTGACCGGATTCATGCTGCTCCAGCCGGTCAACACCGCCTGCCCGTAGTAATAGCCCACGCGCCCCGTAGCGTCGCCCGTTAACGCGCCTGCGTTGTCGCCGGCGGTTTTATCGCTTTCGCCGTCATTCCAGCTTAAGGTAAACGTCCCCGGCTTGATGTAGGCGCTGGCTTCAGACGGCATCACCACCGAGCCGCTGACGGTTTTCGCCGCCGGCGTGCTGCCTGCCTTTTGCGCGTCGTAGGTCTGATACATCGCCGAATCCGCCCACGCCAACACGATATAGCTGCCCACATCGGGCGTGGCGGGCAGGCTCAAGGCCACCGAGCCGCTACCCGCTACCGTGCCGCAGGAATCGCCCTCATCATCGCGCAAAATGCCGTCGCCCTTATCGCTTAAAACATACCAATCGCCGCCGCTCATATACGACACCGTCAGGCTGCCCGATACCGGCGCGGGGGTTAAAAGCGGCACCCAGGCCGTGCCCTGATTGCTGTCTTTCACCGCGATATAAGTGGCATAACGCGCCGCGCTGACCTTTGCCCCCGGCGTGCCGGTCACGCGCAGGGCGTAAGTGGAGGGCACGTTCTGTAAAATCCCGCGCTCGTAGTCCACGCTGATGGTGTTGGACGTGCCGACCAGCTGCCCCAAGGCGTTGTCGGTGTAGCCGCTTACCGATACCGTACCCGGAATCACCGGCTGGCTCAGGTAAATCGTACCCGATACCGTAGAATTGGTGCTGTACAATACTTTAGTCGCGCCCGAAGCCACCCATGCGTTGGATTCCACGGGGTAATTGTCGGTATAGGCCGTTTCGATGGTCGAAGTCGGCACCAGCTTTTCATACACGCTGTCGGCATAAATCACCGCGTCGTTTTGGCTGATGGCCTTGGCCAACGGGCGCACGCCGTAGTAGCTGGCCGAATCCGCCACCTGCGTTTCCAAAATCGCCACATCAATATTCGCATAACCACGCACCGGATAATCAATACCCGAATAGTCATTTGTCAGCGCCGAGGTGATTTCCATATTCAACACCGTGCGCTGAAATTCAATCACGCTGCCGTCTGAATTGACATACTCAAACGTGCGCACCTCGCTCGATACCGCCGCAATACGGAAATACTCCTGCGTATTGCCCTTTTCCAAACAATAGCGTTCGCCCACCTTGGGCAAGGTTGCGTCTGTGCGCTGATAGGCTTGGATAATGCGGATACCCGCCATATGCTTGCCCAGCAGCGTCATGCGGCTTTCAATCGTCGGCACGCTGTATGCCGCGATATACGGCATAATATCCGCGCGCTCTTCGCCGTAATTGCGCGCCTTGAACGCCAAAAACGAAACATTCTCCGCCTCGGGCGGCTCGGAAATGATAAAGTGCGCCCCGTAAAGCGGCTCGGCGTCACTGCGCAACACCGCCGGATACAGCAAACGCGCGTCGAAGCTGCCCATCGTGCGGTCAACGTCGGACACGGGCGGGAAGACTTCGTTGTCCGCGCCCGTCAGCGCGGTGCCGGTCATCAGACCGCCGCCGTCATCGGTGTCGGTCATGCGCTCGGAAGGGTAAATCTGCAAATCCTGCTGGGTAATGCGGGTGGTTTTGGTCGCCATATCGTGCCTTTTGGTTGCGGTTTAATGGGGCTTTAAACCGTCATTAAATTGATTTCAATCGTGTAGTAATCCGAGCTTTTTTCCGGCGTGGCATACAATACCGGCTCGGCGCTGCCCAATGCGCCGTCGTGGGTGCGGAAGATGACGTTAAACGTGCGCCCGTCGTAATGGGTCAGGGTCATTTCCAATTCCGCCGTATCGCTCCAATCGCGCAGGGTCTGTAAATCGGCGCGGTTAATCCACACCCAATCGCCCGAGAGCGTAATCGGGCGGCCGTTTTTCTTTACACCCTGCTGGATAATCAGCCCGCCCGACAAAGTGCGCTGCGGCGCGGCTTGGGCGACTTTCGACCAGTCGTATTCATCCGTCCAGCGCATGTCCTGCGGCAGCTTCACCGCCGCGCCGGTGTCTTTGCGCGTAAGTTGCCAGTATTCGTTTGCCATTGTTTTTTCCTGAAAAAGCCGTAGGGTGTGCATACCGCAAACACCCTACAAAGGGTTTGCCCCAGTATAAAAAAAGCCCTGCCATCCCAAGGGGAGCAGGGCTTCAGGCTGAGGCCGTCTGAACATTACACGCTGCGTTTGACTGCATTGTTAAGTTGGTTCAAAAGCTGCGACGTTACTTTATCCGCCACCGCCTGATCGCGCTGCGCCAACACTTCGGCCAAACCGTCGGCGTCGATATTGACCTGCGGCGTGGCGGCATTGCCGAAAAGCTGCGCCAAATTCAGCGTGCTTTTGGCCTCGCCGCTGCCGGAAGACGGAGCAGACGATGATTGCGCCGCGCTTTCGCGCTGCTCTTTTTGTGCCTGATACAGCTTTTTCTGCGCGGCAATCGCCTGCGCATAATAGCCCACGGCTTCCGAATTGCCCGCTTTTTGCGCTTCCTGCATTTTTTCCTGCAACTCGGCCAGCTTTTTCGTCTGCTGCAAGGCATAGGTCGCTTCGCTGTCGCCGTTGATTTCGGCTAATTCGGCGTTGATTTCCGCCAGCGTGTCTTGCGCCTCGTCGGATAAGGCTTGGATGGATTTTCGGGCGGATTCGATGGCGGAGCGGAAATTGGCCAAATCCGCGCTGTCTAACGTATCAGCGGCGGCATTAACCGCCCATGACGCTTTTTCCAGCAACGCCATGTCCGCCGTGCCGTCTGAAACCGCCTGATTAAAGCCGTCCATCGCTTCGCGGGCATTGGCGATGATTTCTACCTGCTCTTTCCACGCCACCGCATTGCGTTCTGCCGCTGCGCCGAAATAAGTGCCGCCCATTTCTTTTTTCAGCTTTTCCAACTCTTCCGTTGTCAGCTTGACATAACCGTGGGTCTGGCTCATACGATAGCCGTAGTCGGCCACGCTTTTGGAAACCTGCTGCGTCGCGTCAGCCGCTTCCTTGCTGGCACTTGCCGCCTCACGCTCCGCCGCCGCATGGCTTTGCGCGGCGGCTGCGGCGCGGTGGTGCGATTCCTCCGCCTGAATGCCCATATCGGCGCTGGCGCTTTGCAGCTCCCGCGTGCGCGTGTTGACCTGAGCAATCACTTGGTCGTATTGCGCCGCCGAAATGCTGCCCGACTCCATCGCCGCCTTCGCCTGTTCGCCGATATTGCTTAAATCGGCGGCGGCGGCGGATTTGATGCTGTCGGCCAAAGCCTGATACGCCGTTTTCGCCGCGCCCGCGCCGCTTTTGGCCGCTTCGTTCAGACGGCCTAACTGCTCCTGCGTCAGATAGGCCGCATTGCCGCTCTCTTCCAACTGGGCGCGGAAGGCTTCAAATTCTTTGGCCGATTCAAGCTTGCCCATCATCTGCTCAAACGCCGCGCTGATTAAGCGCGCGTCGGTTTCGCCGCTCTGCGCCGCCAGTTGCGAGGCCGTCTGAAAATCCGCAAACGCCTGCTTGGCCTTGCTGCTCACGCCGTTGGTCACGGCTTCGGCGTCCACACCGATTTTGGCGAAGGCTTCGGCTACCTTGCTTTGCGCCGCCTGCGCCGAATTGCCCACATCGGCCACCGCTGCGGCGGATTGTTTCGCGGCGGCTTCCAATTCGGCCAAAGGCTGCTTGATTTGGGCGGCAGATTCTGCGCCGACACCGGCTTTTGCCGCCGCTTCTTCCCATGCTGTGCCGCTGCTCTGCGCTGCTTTTAAGGCGGAGGCGGCCTGTTTGTCGGCGGCTTCGGCGGCTTTCTTGGCCGCTTCTTCCTGCGACGTGCCCACCGCCTGTAAAGCCGCTTCCTGCGCTTGTTTGGCTTTGGCGGCGGCTTCCACGGCGGCTTGGCTGGCGGCAGCGTAGGCTTCGCGTGCCTCGGTTTCCAAACGCGCATAGCGCTCGGCCTCACTCTCCTGCGCCCGTTTAAACGCGGCCACGGCGGATGATTCAAAGGCCAACGCCTTTTCCTGCGCCGCGTCGAAATGCTGCGCTGCCTTTGCTTCGATGTCGGCGGCGGCTTGGGCGAAGTTTGCGCTTACCTCACCAAAAGTGAGTTTCGACAGACCGAGCAGAATATCGCCGATGACGCTTTGAATCGCGCCCACCGATACATCAAAAGCAATGCTCAAGCCCTTGAAGCCGTCTGAAATCACGCCTAAGGCCACATTCAGGCCGTCTAGCGTGTTTTTAATCAAATCGAAATTGCCGCTGCCGCCGCTCAAGCTGTCCAGCGCCGAGCCTATGCTGTTAATCCCGTCATAGGCGGTCGCCACCATATCGCCCAGCTCGGACAAGCCCGTTTTCAGCGTGTCCCACGCGCCGGTCAGCGAATCGCCGAACGCGCCGGTTAATGCGCCGTCCAAGCCGCTGACTTTTTCTTCTATCCAGGTCAGCGCGTCGCCCACTTCGGTCAGAAGTTGGTTATACGCGTCGTTCAAGCCCGAATCGGCGATTTTCAGCATCAGCTCGTCAAGCTGGTTTTTCAGGCGGTTGAGCGGGGCGGAGGCCGATTCCGCTCCGGAAAACGCCTCTGCCATCGCCGCGCCGAATTTGGGCAGAAACTCTTCCGCCGCAATGCCGCTTTCCACCATTTTTTCCAGCTCGGCGGTGGTTACGCCCATAGACTTGGCCGCAATCGCCATCGCGGGCGTAAGCCGTTCGCCCAACTGCCCGCGCAGCTCCTCCATCGACACCTTGCCCTTACCCGCGATCTGCGAGAGCGCCAGCAAAACGCCGTTGGTTTCCTCGGTGGAAAGATTCATGCTGGCGGCGGCAGCGGCCACGCCTTCAAACACCTGCTGCGTCTGCTCGGTGGATATATTGATGTTTTTCGTGGCTGAGGCAAGTTGGGCATAGCCGTTGGCCACGGATTTGACCTCCAATCCCAGCTCTGCCGCCACGCCTTTGACCCATTCCATCTGCTGCCCCGCCGCCTCCACGCCGCCGAAGGCATACTCCATGCGGCTTTTGATGGCGGTGTATTCGGTGGACGTATCCAACACCCGCTGCAGGCCGTCTGAAACCTTGTCCAAGGCCGCCGTTACGCCCAAAGCCGCCGCTGCGCCCTTGCCGAACGACAGCAGCGATTCGGCGGCGGAAGCCGATTTGCCGCCGACCTTATCCAAACCGTCGCCCGTTTTGCCCAAAGCGGCGGCAAAGGGGTTGAGCTTGCCGGGCATACCGTCAAAGGTATCGCCGAGCTTTTTACCGCTGCCGTCGAGCTTGTCCGCTTTCTCGGCAGCCTTGTCCACCTCCGCCGCCAAGCCCTTGATTTCGACCTCGCCGTCAACCGATGCCTTGATTTGCAAACCCGCCGTAATGGTTTTATCCGCCATTGCCTTGTCCTCAACAATAAAAATCCCGCCCGATTATGCGCGGCGGCCTTCGGGCGGGATACGGGCAGGGATTCAGGTAAAACGGGGTTTGGGCAGCTTAGCAGCGGCAATAAAAAAAGCCCCGAAATTCGGGGCTTTTTCATCTGCTTATGCTTGACCTAAATTGTAGGTTAACCTATAATTCTATCCATCGGTTGAGCAAGAACCGGTGGGTTGAACGCCTAACCCGCAATCCTGCTTAAGGGCATTTGCAGAAGGATTCAAAATGAAGTATCTCATTTTAATTCTTCTCTTGGTTTTGAGCGCTAACGCTTACTAACCTTGAGATAGGCGGGGTGTCCTACCACTCCGCCGATTCTCAAATCTTAAGGTGTAAAAATGGCTTTGTCAAGAAACGAAATTCAAAAGAAATCCGAAGAAAAACGCGGTGTTAAGGTCAAAGGCTTCAAGCTTAAGCTGGAAGACATCGCGCTGATTGAGCAGACCGCCGCCGCGTTGGGAATCAGTCAGGCAGACTTGGTCGTCAGGGCGGTGCGTGAGCTGGCAGCGCGGGAGGCGGGGGCGCATGAGTAATCTCTCCAGTCAGCTGCAAACTTTTGAGACTGGCCAACAGCGCAATGCCGCTTATTATGCATGGCTGCGATGGCTGGTTTTGCTGTGCGCCGGTTTCTTTTCGGTTATGGCCGGCCAGCTTCTCGGCAAGAATACGGCCAACCTGCCGGTGGTGTGGATAAAGGCGGCATTTGTATTAAACGCGGCCGGTATCCTAGCCGGTGCAGTCGTACTACACGGCGAAGTGTACGCTTTAAATCGGCTTCTGAAGTTGCAGGCGGACAGCTTAGCAGACACATACCGCCGAAACAGCGGCGCAACGCCCGCTTACCATGTCGCACCGCGCGGCGCCATTCATAAAGCAGCCGAATACGTTTGTTATGCTGCGCTGGCCAGCGCATTGGTTTGCTGGGTGGTTGTGGTGCTGAAACTGCCGTCATAGCCGCTCCTTACTGTCTTAAAGTTAAAGGCCGTCTGAAACTCCGGCACCGCTGCCTATACAGGCGGCAGCTCGTTTCAGACGGCCTTTAAACATGCTTTGAAACCCGGTTTAATTGTTGTAGCTGGTAAACGAATAAGTCGAAGTCTCGCCGTCGACCACTACTGCCGTGCCGGTAAAGGCCGCTTCGTTGAAGTCGTCGCCGAACCAGTCGATTTCGCCGTCTGCCGCCAACACCGCGTGCGGGATATGCAGCACGCCTGCTTCGCCGGTAACGCGGTTGCGGCCATCGACGTAGATTTCCAAATCCAAGCGCGAGAGCGTCGCGGCGGAAACTTTGTAGCCGCCTGCGGCGCGGGTTTTGTAGGTCACTTTGACGGTTTCGCCTTCCACCACCACTTCCGTGCCGGATTTGACGGCAATCAGGCCGACGTTGGCGTTGATGTCCAGCTCGGCGGCGGGTACGTCTGTGCCGTCGGAATCGACTACTTTCACCGTGGCCGGGTCGATATTGCCGTGCGCCAGCTTGTAGGCGTGGCCGTATTGGCTGATGACGATTTCTTCGTTGGTCACGCTGACCGCTTCGGCGGCAATCACCGCCGCTTCGCCCATCAAGGCCAAGGCGAGGTTGTCTTTGTCGAAGGTGTCCAGCGTCAGGCCGATTTCGGTCGGCTGCATGGTTTTGAGGGAATCCAAGGCGCTGCCGTAAGTGCCTTTCTGTTTGGAAATGCGCTCGGCGGTTTCCACCGAAGTGGCGGTGGTCAGCGCGGTGGTGTTGCCGATGTCGATAAAGCCTGCGCCCGCCTGATTGCGGTTGCGCACTTTGACGTCGCCTTCGAAAATTAAGCCGTGGTCAACAGATTTTGCCATGTTTAGTCGTCCTGTAATTGGATGTTAACGGTGGTGGTAAAGCGCACCGGGAAAAATGCGTAGCCGTCGTGGTAGTAAATCGACAGGGCTTGCGCGGCTTGGAAAGGGGTCAGGGCCAGGGCGAGGCCGTCTGAATCTTTCGGCGTCCAGCCCTGAAAGGCGGATTTGATGGCGGTCAGGGTTTCGCCCACGCCGTCCGCCCCGAATTGCAGGCGGTTGGGCGTGTATTGGCGTTTGGCGAGAATCAGGCTGAAACTCAAGCGCTCCTGCGCCAGCCGTTTACGCGCGGCGGTTTCGTTTTCCGGCGTAAAGCCGTCAAACACCACATACACCGCGCCGTCGGCAGGCAATACCTTGCGCTCGCCCGCCACCGCCGCCAAATCCTGCGCTTCCAACACCTGCTTCACACCCGGCACGCCCGCCAAACGCGCCAGCAGCGCGGGATAGCAGGCCAGCATATTGGTGTACATCGCGGGGATTTTGCTCATACGGGATTGCTCCAAAGTTTGTCCAGCCATTCGGCGAGGCGGTCGTTGATTTCTTCCTCGTCGTCCGTGCTGATGCCGAAAATCGGGCGGGATGGCATGTTTTTCGTGCCTTCCTGATGGAAGACGGCGTAAGGCTGCGCCGTGCCGACAAGGGCTTGGTTTTTCGTCACCTCCGAGAGGATGTTGCGCAAATGGCCTTCGTCGGTGAGGATGCCGTGTTCTGCCGAGCCTTTTTTGGCCTTGGCTTTGAGCGTGTTTTCGTTCAAATCCGCCCACTTTTTGCCCTGTGGGTCGGTTTCGCGTTCAAACCGCTCGCGGGTGCTGTCTTCCAGCACCCCCGCCACGGCATTCAGCGGCTCGCTCAAATCGCCGTCCAAACGGCGGTAGAGTTCGCTCAGGTGGGCTTGCAATACGCCCAAGCCGTCAGCGGCGACGATTAGGCGCATGACCCCAGCCCTCCGCCTGATTCGGGCGCACCGCATAGGCGCTGCCGCTTGCTTCGGCGGCGCGGGTGGCGGCGGCGGATACGTCCAAACCCAAGAGATTCGGATTTTTCACCAGCGCCTTGAGCCATTCCACCGCCGATTTGTAACGCGCCTCGACAATATCGATTACGCCGTCTTCATGCAGGTAGTAGCGGGCGATGTCGCACACCTTCACCGCCAATACGCGCGGGGTCGGCTCTGGCAGGGTTTGAAACCCCGCCGCCCGCAGATAGCTGCCCGCTTCGGCGGCCGCGTCGTCGATGGCGCGTTGCAACACCTCGTCATTGATGGTGCGGCCGTTTTCGTGGTCGGTCAGTTGGGCGATTTCGCGCTCGGCAAACCGCGCCAGCATATCCTCGCGGGTAATCATGGCTTAGTCCGCCGTCAGGGTAATCACCAGATTCGGGCGCAACACCAGCGGCAGCGGGTTGGACTGCGCTTCCAAGTCCCAGCCTTTTTCGTGGCCGATTAGCTCGGCGGAGGCGTAATAAGGCTTGGCCAGCGTGTTGACGGCAGAAATGGTGTCCGACGGGGCGAAGACTTCCACAAAGGTCGAGCGCGTGCCGTTGGGCAGCATGATGGCGCTACCGGCTTCGACTTTGGCGGCTTCCGTGCCGAAATCGTTGTTGTATTCGATAAAGCTGATGCCGTTGTGGACAAATTCCACGCCGCCGTCTTCGCGGTACACCTTACCGGCTTCAAAGCGTTTGTAGAGTTCCACCATCGAATCGTGGTATTTGAGCGCGTCGATAAATTCCGGGCTGCACAATACGGTAAAGCCACTCACTACCTCGCCGCCCGACAATTTGCGGATATGGCGCTTGGCCTCGTCCATCTTCGCGCCCACCTTGGTATCGGCGCTGGACAATGCCCACGATTTTTTGGTGCGGCCGCCTTTGATGTCGAACTCGGTATAGAGGTCGTAAATCTCGCTGCCGTCGGCATCCAAAATCTTGCCGTTCAACGCGCCCAACATCAAATGCTCGCGGGTGATGTCGATGTCGCCTTTCATGGCGGTCAGCGCGTCGTTCATATAATTGACCGGACGCTCCAAGCCTGTGCCGCCAAACTGGCGCAGGTTTTGCACGTCTTCGGCCAACACGGTGCGGTGGCGCGGCAGGTGCACGGTCTCGAAAATGCGGCTGGTGCGCTTGTCGGACGTACCGGCTTCGCCGCCTGCACCACGCTCTTGCGATTTGACCAGGGTTAAGGTGCTGTCTTTTTTGTCCACGCGCACGCGGGTGGTGGCGTGGTATTCGGCTTTGAAAATGCCCAAATTGCCGATGGTGGTGTCCAAGCCCGGCAGCTCGTTGACCGCAAGGGTCAGCTCTTCATTGGTAAACGGAAATTGTTTCATGGGGTTTCCTTGTTGTGTCTTATGTCGCTGGGTTTGATGGCGGGTTAAAACCCACCCTACATCTTTCAGACGGCCTTACGCTTGCGGCGTACCTTTATAGACAATGCCGTAGGCGTCGTCTTCGGTCTGCATGGTGTTTAAATCGGTACGCGCGGCGGTAATGGCGGCAGACGACAACACATTCAGACTGATAATGCAGTTGTGCGGCTGGATGATGACCGTGCCGTTGTTTTCATCGGTCAGGGCAACGTATTTCTTGCTGCGCAGGCCGTATTCGACAAACTCACCGGCTTTCAAACCTTCGCTTGCGGTAACGCTCACGCGGGTCAGCGGCGTGGCTTCCCATTGCAGAATATCGCTGACCAGTAAGCCCAGCGCTTGCGGATTGGATTTTTGCGTCATGATTCAGCTCCTTATTTGCGTTTGCCACGTTCGGCACGCGCTTTAGCGTCGGCCAAGAGTGCGCTGACGGTTTGTTCGGGTTGGTGGCTCGCGCCGTTGTCGCCCAGCAGCGCGGCGGGTACTTCCGGCTTGGCGGCAGGCTGCGCCGGGGCTTGCGGTTTCAAATCGGCCAAGAGCGTGGCGCGTTCGTCCGCCGCTGCCGCCATCAAAATGCGGTAGGTGGCGTCGGACAAGCCCTGCGGTTTGCCCTCGGCAAAGGCAAAGCCGTTTTGCGCCAAGAGCGCGTCGGTTTCGGCTTTGGCCACTTGCGCCAGCAGGGTTTGCTTTTCTGCGGCCAGCTGCGCTTTTTCGGCGTTTAATTTGTCGATGTCTGCTTGAGTGGGATTCATATCCTCTCCTTCATAGTGATTTAAAAAATCGGGTTTGTCCGCCAGCGCCGTGCCGTTTTCCGACAAGGCCACCGCCGAGGTGTTGGGGTCTTGCCCCAAGGCGCAAAACGATACTTCGCGGATGGTGCAGTCGCGCAGAATCCACATCGGGCCGGTGTATTCCGCGCCGTTGACCGTGGCCGCCGTGCCGGTGTCGATAAACTCGCGGCGCTCGGCGCGTAAGTCTACGCTCATTTCCCACGGGAAACCGCCGTCGGAATCTTCGGCAACCGCATTGCCGTATTCGTTGGCCAGCAGCAGGCCGTCGGCGCGCAGGCCGTCTGAAGCGGCGGTCAGTTGGCAGCTCCCCGCGCGGCGCAGGCGGTCATGCTCGACCAATACCGGCACTTTGTCTTTGTGCGAAAGCCGCGCAAAGTCCACCACATACTGCTCGCCCCACAGCCAAAACGGCGTGCCGCTGTTGGCAATGCCGGAAAACGAACGCTGCCCGTCTTCGCCGGTCACGACCGCCGCCGCCTCATCCGCCGCCAGCCGCACATTTAAAAAAGTCATACGACCTCCGTTGCAAAACACGGGGCAATAGTAAATAAAAAAACGCCCGAATCCGCTTGGCACGGATTCAGACGTTCGGGTGGTTTTTACAGAATCAGAAAGGGATGTCGGGTTTCAGACGGCCTTGCATTTAAAACCGCGTTTAAGGGGCGTTTAAGCCCTTGCACAAGGGCGGTTAAATGCCGCGCCTATACCCTTGCTTACCTTAAGGGCAAAACGCGCTAAAAACAGCGTTTTGGGCGCTTTTCAAAAAACCTTGCCCACCAGCGCGGCGGCCACGGTTTTCACTACCTCAAAAGACAGCTCCAACGAGCGCTCTTTGGCGGCTTTGCGGATATTGCGCCAAGCGGCATCGCTTTTGACCGCCGCGAGAAATTCATGCCCCGCCCACGTCAGGCTGACGGCGTAGCATTGGAAGTTGCGGCGCGGATAATCGCCGTTGCAGATACCGACAATCAGGCCGGATTGCATTAAAAGCCAAATATGGTAAGACACTTTGTCCGCCGCGTAACCCTCAAACGTATGCGGCATGACATCGGCCGCCGCTTCCGGCTCATCTTCCAAACGGGCGAGAATGGCGCGGATAAGCTCCCAATCGCGCTGCATGATGTTCTCCTTGATAATTTTAAACCCGCTTTTAAAGCGGGTTTGGTTTACTGCGCTTTGAATCGCGGGTCGGCTTCGAGCGCGGCTTTCAGGTCGTCTTTATAAGGCTTGACGTATTCCAACTCGTCGGCGGCCTGCATTATCCAGCCGTAAACAAGGTTGTATTCATCAGCAGAAAGAAAATCCACGGTAAAGTCTTCTCCCGAATACAGGCCGATAAACTGCCCCGTCGGCTCCTCTTCGCCCCATTTTTGTAAAAACAACGGCTCAAGAAAGTCATACAGCGCAGCGCAGGCGGGCTTGCCTAAAAACACAGTCTGCCAAGTATAGCCGCCGTCTGTCTTCTGCTTGAAGTTTACGGTAAATTCTTCGGGTGTACTCATTTCGATTCCTTAACCAACAATCGGATTTTATCCCGTTGTTCTTTTGGCAATGATAGCACATAAGTCAGTAACTTTGCACGGTTTAGCGCGGTCAGCTTGCGCATATCCAGTGGCACGATGTCGGCTTTTTCCAAATGGCTTTGAATCTGCCGAATCTTACCCTGCCAGTTTTTATCGGTATCGGCAAAATATTGGTTTAACCTTGCAACTTTTACGTCTTCGGTAAACATAAAATCCAAACTTACCCAATTTCCCCGCTCAAGACCGTCTGAAACAATCAGATAATCCGGTTGTTTCATGCCTTTCTCAACCGCCAAGTCGAAGATTTCCAGCTTATCCCCTGTCGCCAGTTGCCAAGCAGCGGCTGTCCGTGCTTCGTGGTCTTGGGTATTGTTATCCGTATTGGTAGCCGTCAGCCGTTTCACTTCTTTCTCCGGCACTTTATCCGGCAGCGCCAACACCGCCACCGTATCTTCCGGCGCGTTCAGTTTGGCGGCAAGGTAAGCCTCGGTCAGTTCGCGCACTTTATCGACAAAGCCGTTGCCGTGGCGCTCCGCCGCCAGCGTGTTGAGTGCGCCGATACGGTCGCCGTGGTTGTGGGCGAAGGTCGGGATGATGTCGGCGGGTACTTCCACCGTTTTGCCGGTACGCGGATTGGTAAAGGTGCGCCATTCGATATGCGGATCGTCTTCCAGCTTACCGGCTTTGCTGGCGGCTTTTTGTTTGTCGGTAAAGCCGTCGGGGTTTTCTTCAATATCCCGCGAGCGTTCGCGCAGGGCTTTTTTGGCCGACATCTGGCGCACGCCGCATTTGCAACCGTAGCCGTTGGGCGGGAAAATCACGCTCCACAATTCATGCTCCACCGGCAAAATCAGGTTGTAATACTGCTTATGGCTGTCGCGCTTGTCATGCGCGTAGCTGGGGATGTATTTCAGATAGGGCAGCGATTCCTTGCGGCTTTGAATGCGCTGCCATTGCGAGGCGGCGCGGGCGGTGGCGAGGTTGGTCTCGAAAATGGTTTTCAGACGGCGCGTGCTGCCCAGCTGCACCAGTTTGGGCACGCCGTCCACAGGGTCGCTCATAATCTGCTCTCCCCACCAGCCCTTGGCCATTAAATAGGGTTTAAGCTGCTTTTGAAAATCATCAAAGCGCGTGCCGCCCGCGATGGCGCGGCTCAAGGCGTCGCGCACATCGGCGAGCATATCCTCATCCATCATCTTGGCCACGGTAAAGGCCACGGCGTGCTCCTGCATCCACACGTCGTAATGCGAAAAGCCCGCCAGCAGCTTTTTGCTTTTCAGATGGCCTAAGGCCGCGCGGTCGATTAAGCTGTTGTATCGGATTACCGGCTCGGTCATGGCTCTGCCCCGTCTTGGCTCAAATCGTCCGCCGCCTGTCGGCAGGCTTGGTTGACCAGTTGGTCAACAATGTTCAAATCGCCTGCGCTCAAATCCAATTCCGCCAAGGCCGTCTGAAAATCATCAAAATCTTCCGCCTCGGCCAAAGCCGCCATCACTGCCTGCATTTTCGGCTGCAGAAGGGCGGTGTCGGTATCGTAAGGCTTGCCCAGCGCGGGTGCGCCGTTTTCAGCCAAACTCAGCGACAGCGCGGCGGCGGTATTGGGCGCGGCGGTGGGGTGCAGCGTGAAATGCTCCGGCTCGTAGCCCAAGACGTTGACAAAATAATCCTCGGTCAGGCTCAAGCCCATCGCGGCGTAGATTTGGTCGCGTTCGGCGCGGGTTTTGTCCACAATGGTTTCTTTGTCAAACTCAAACCACACGCCCGCCGGGGCGTGGATTTCCTTGCCGTAGGCGGCATTTACCGCCAATACCGCGTCCACCGCATGCTGCACCGCCACGCCCAAGAGATTGAGATAGGCGCGGATACGCTCTTGGCGCGTCACTTCGTCCACTTCCTGCGCCGCGCGGCTGGAGCTGCTCAAATCGCCCGTTTTCACGCGGCCTAAGAGCAGTTTCTGAATCCGCGCATTGGCCATGTTTTCCACGGTTTTAAACGCTTCGCCGTTGGCCGGATTGGTCAGCATTTGGATTTCGTCTTCGCGGTTGATGGTCTGCGCCCCGCCTTTGACGAATTGGTAGAGCTTGCCGACAAAGTCTTCCGCTTCGGTTTGCGTGCCGTCGATTTTGCCCACCAGATAAGGCTGGCCGTAGCGGATGATGAATTGGTTGGCATACAGCCAGCCGTTGTTGCGCACCGCAATCGCCGGATAAATCCGCGCCGCCGTCATTTCGCCGCGCGGATGGCGGGCGGTGGGGCGGTTGCGGATAAGCAAATGCTGCACATCGGTATTGATTTCTTCCTCAAAGCCGTTGCCCAAATACAGCAGGCGGCCGTCTGAAAGCGGGCGGTAGTCATAAAGCTCGTCGCGGCGGTCGAGCACCTGCCGGATGGCGATAAAGCCGTCGGCCTGCACCTCATACACATACCGCGCCACGGCAAAGCCGTAGAGCTTGGCGGTAATCACCAAATCCACAAACGAGGGCAGATGGCGGCGCACCATGCGGTACAGACGGTCGTTGTCCTCCTCGCCCAAGCCCTCGCCGTAAATGCGCCAAGCCGCCGCCGTCATCGCCATGCGCAAATCTTCTTTGCAGGCTTCCACTTCATCGTCGGCATTCACCGTTTCGTAGGCTTCGTGATAGCTGACCCCGAGGCGGCGCAAGACTTCGTCCACGCGGTCGATGTTGCCGAACATCAAATCTTCCATGCGGCGCGTGGTGTCGGCAATCAGGCCGGCGAAACGCGCCTTTTTCGCTTCGTTTTGCTTTTTGATGAGTTTTCCAAACATTTTAAATCCCATTTAAAACCCGTAGGCTGGGTCTTGACCCACGCACCATCGGAAACATCACGCACCGCGTGGGGTTACGCCGCAAAAAGCGCGGCTAACCCACCCTACACAAACTAAAAACGCGGCTGCGGCAGCGCAATCGGGCGGCGGGCGGCGTGGTTTTGCCCGCTTTGCGCCACCATCCACAGCATATGCAGCGCGTCGGGGCCGTCATCGTGGTCGGCTTTGGGGAAATGGCGCAGTTGGTTCAACAATTCCGCCTGATTCGGGTCAAACTTAATCAGCCCGTTGGCGATGTGCGGTTGCAGGCTCTCAATGCGCAGCGCCTTGTCGCTGTTGGGTTTCACGCCCCGCGCCGGTACGGGAATCCCCCGCGCCGCGCTGCGCTTGACCAATTCCGTTTTCAGAAACTCCTGAAACTGCACCGTTTCCACCGCCCACACCTGGCAGCGGTAACGCTCCTGCATGGCAATCACATCTTCGATAATGCGGTCGGGCAGGCGCTTTTTGATTTGCGCCGCCACCACATACAACACGCCCGAAGCGCGGTGGAACGCCCCCACCAAGACAGCCGACGGGTCGCGCCCCGCGCCCGCCTTGCCCAAGCTCGGGTCAAGAGCGCCGTAAAACACCGCGTCCGCCGGAATTTCAGACGGCTTGTAAAAGCAGCGTTCCAACACATTGGCAAACGGCGCGTCTTCGCCGCTGACCGGGTCGTTTTGATACTCGCTGTCAAACGTGGCATGGCCGTCACGCGCACGAATTTTCATCAGCGCCAACACGCCGCGTGCCGCCCATGATGTAATCGCACCTTTATCCATCTCGGCCTGCCGGGTGCGGTAAAACGCGTCGGCCATCGCTTCGCCCGCGCTGCCGTTGTTGCGCAAAATGCTTTCCCACTCATCCCACAGCGCCATATTGTCCGGCCAGCGTTTCATGGCTTTAAACTTCATGCTGTGCCAGAAAGGATTGTTGAGCGTGCGGTTCAACACGCTGTCGTAATGCAGAATCGTGCCGATATACACCACATCATATTTTTGCCCCACGCCGCCCAAAGGCAATACGGTCTTTTTCAGCCAAGCGTCCAGCTTGTCGCGCTGCTCGGGATTGCGCACCTGCTCGTCGTTCTCAATATCGTCGAGCACGGTCAAATCCGGGCGGTAAGGGCCGTGTCGCAGGCCGCGCAGCTTTTTGCCGCTGCCCGCCACCTGCACCTTAATATCATTGGCGGTCACAATCGTCCCCGCCTGCCACACGCGGCCTTGCCCCGCCGCCTCGGGGAAATCCGTGGCAATGCGCGGATTAAACGCCAGCTCCGCCTTTACCGCCTCCAACATCGGATAGGCTTGGTCTATGCTGTCCATCACCATCACGATGTAATGTTTTTGGCCGGTCACAATGCAATACAGGGAAAAAAGCTGCGTCACCAGCGTGGACTTCGCTTCGCCACGCGGCGCAGCCGTGGCCTCGCATTGCCCGTCTGCCTCGCGCAGAATTTCGGGCAGACGCGTAAACAGATATTCGTGCAACTCCGATTTTGAGCCGCTGCGGATATAGTGCGGAAAATAGGTGTTGACGAAATACTCATAGCCGCCCACCGGATCAAACACCTTCGCCCGCCGCGCCGCCACCGCCTTGGGCGACGGGTCGAAGCCGTCCACCTCCGCCTCAATCACGCGGCGGAAATTATCGGCCAGCGCGGCCAGGCTTTTTAAGAAATCTTTGTTTTTCATGCGCAAAAAGACCGTCTGAAATAAAGACGATTGTCCTATTTTCAGACGGCCTGACCCGTTGGCACGGTTTCCGTCATTTCATGCGGCGGGGTGTGTACCGTTTACCGTTCCAGTTTTCCCCATTGAAATGAAATACAACAAATTTGTTATATTTTTATAGACAAACACAACATTTTTGTTGTATTATTTAACCACTGTATGGGAAAGGAGGTCGGATGAAATACAGTGAATTCAGGAAATGGCTGCTTGCCCAAGGCGTTGAATTTACCACCATGAAGCGCGGCAGCCACCAGCTGCTCAGGTTGGGCGGCAAAACATCGGTTTTCCCGAATCACGGCAGCAAGGAGATTGGTACGGGATTGGTCAACAAAATCAAAAAAGACTTAGGTCTCAAATAGGAGGCAAGCCCGCAAGGGTTTGCCCTGAAAGGATATACATATGTTAGCTTACCCCTATGAGCTTACCCCCGACGACAACGGCACGTTTTTAGTCACTTTCCCCGATATTCCCGAAGCGGCAGCCGTAGCCGAAGACGAAGACAGCGCCCCCATCGAAGCCTTAGACGGCCTGATTTGCGCATTGGAAGGCTATTTTGCCGACCGCCGCCCGATTCCGCTGCCGTCTGAAGACAAGGCGCAAAGCGTGGCGCTGCCTGCGCTGGAAACCGCCAAAGTGCTGCTGCTCAACGAAATGCTGGCGCAGGGCGTGAAAAAGGCGGAAATGGCGCGGCAGTTGGACGTGCATATGCCGCAAATCGACCGCCTGCTGGATTTGCGCCACAACACCAAAATCGACTTTTTGGAAAAAGCCGCCGCCAAATTGGGCAAGCATTTGAACATCAGCTTTTCCTAAATAATTGCATTCCCATACACGCAAGGCCGTCTGAATATCCGGTATATTCAGACGGCCTTTTCCTTATCCGAATTTGCGCTCCACTTCCGCCCCAAACGGCTCGGCCACTTCCACAAACGCCGCCAAGTGTTTCGGGTATTTTTCCTGCACAAACACCAGCAGCATTTCCAACATTTCCAGTGCCGTGGCCAGCTTTGACGTTTCCGGCATCACCCGCGCATTGGCCGCCACCGTTTTGGTAAACGCGTCGGCCAGGCTGGCCAAGAGCTTGGCGCGCTCGGAGGGCGGCAGGTTTTCCACGGCGGTGTCCTGCAACATGGTCATGGTGCTGTTGTATTGCACCAAAAAGCCTGCCAGCATGGCGCGGCTCAATTCCTCAATGCCGCCGCCCGCCAGCGTGTAGGCGGCGCGTAATTTGTCCCAGTCGTCGCCTTTGTCGGCGGCGGCGCGTTTCCAGTTGCGGGCGGTGGCCTGCGGGATTTGGCACATCATCGCCGCCGTTTCCAGCGTCTGCTGCCCGCTCACATACAGGCTGCGCAGCTTTTCGCGCGTTTCTTTCGGGTGCGCCATATCAGCCTCCCAGTTTCAGGCGGATAAATTCCCAGCCGGTGGATACGATGGCGCCGCCCAAGCCGCCGTAGAGCGCGGAGGTGCGGCGGCATTCTTTGCGGATTTCGCGCAATTCCTGCTCCATTTCTTCGGTTTTGGCTATCTGCAAATCCTGCTTGGCTTCGATTCGCACCAGCGCTTGCAGAATCGGGTCTTTTTGCAAGTCGGTCATGATTTGTCCGCTTTCCGGTCGAGCTTGTCGGCCATTTTGTCCATCTTGTTTTCCAGCCGCGTGAGGCTGCTCATAATCGTGTCGCGGTCGGCGCGGGCTTCGGCTTTGGTGGCGTACATCAGTTTCACGTCGTGCAATTCCTTCTGCAAGGCGGCGCGCTCGCTTTCCGCCTGTTTCAGGCGGCTGTCTATCCCGCGCACCCAATACCAAAGCATGGCGGTAAACGCGCTGGTAATGCCGCCGAAGGCTTGCTCTAAAGTAAACGGAATCATTGCGGAATATCTCCAAACACAATCCGGCAGACTATGCCGTCTTCTTTCAAACAGGAAAGATACAGCTTGTCCGCACCTTCCGGCTGCGCCACGGCGTAACGCTGCATGGCGGCGGCCACGCTGTTGCGGCGCAGCCGAATATCGGCAGGCTCGGTTTCCAAGCAAAAGATTACGCCGAAACGCCCGTCCATGCGCACGGTATAGCGCAAAACCAGTCTGTCCAACACCCGCGACACCTGTTCCACAAACGGCTTCTGCTCCCGCGCCCGCGCCAAGCCCAATTCAATATCCGCCTGCTTGCCCGCCAACACGCGCTGCACCAGTTCGTGATACGTCGTCATGGCGCAGCCTCCGTAGTGGCCGTTTGGCTTTCAGACGGCGCAGCCCATTGGCGCCAAGCGGCGTTTTGCGCTTCCAGCTCCGCCACATACGCGCCGTATTCCGCCGCGTGGTTGAGCAGGCTGCGCACCGTGCCGTCGGCAGGCGGATTCGGGCGCAGCGGCGCAACCAAAAGCGCAGACGGCGGCGCGGGCATGGTCGGCACTTCTACCGTTTTAATCGGCGCGGTAGCCGAGGGATTGCTTGTATTGGCGCAGGCTGTGAGCGCCAAGGCCGTCAATACAGCCGCCGCCGTTTGCTTGTTGGTCTTGTTTGATCGCATGTTCCGTATTCTCCCGATTGCCCGCTTTCAGACGGCCGATTTCTGCCTGCTTTTGCGCCAATTCTTTGCCGACTGCCTGAGTCTGTGCGGCCTGCGCTTGGATAATGCCGTTGACCCGTTCCAATTCGGCGGCATAGCTCTGCTCGGCTTTCAGCTGCGCGGCGGCATAATTGGCCTTGATGGTTTCAATTTCCGCCAGATATTCCTCGGCGGCGGCGTTGCGGCCTTTGTAGTAGCTCGCCGCCAGCGCAACGGCAAGCGCCGCCAGCAGGATAAACGAGCGCCCGCCCAGCCACACACTATTCCAGTTCATGCTCATGCTGCTGCACCTCCTTGCGTTTGACCGCCACCAGCGACCGCGCCACCGCATAGCCGCCGACCACGCCCAAATAAATCGCCCAAATTTCAGACGGCATTTCCGGCGTGACGGCAAATTTGTAGGTTGCCGCCGCGCAAGCGATGTTCGCCCACAATTTAGAGTGGGAAATGGTGTCGGAATACGGGTCTTTGATGATGTCCGTCAGCTTCATTTATCCGCCTTTCGCTTGGCGTTTCTTCTTCGCCGCCGCACGCTTGGCCGCCGCCACACCCGACTTGCCCGGCCTTTGGCGGTAAAGCATCCAATACGGCGCATAGCGCCATTGCGGGAAGTGGTACTCCGGCTCAATCAGATATTCCGGCAGTTGCAACGGCTCCGGCTGCGGCTTGGCGATTGCGCCTATGCTCATTTTCAAGCGGCGCGCCAGCTGCTTCACTTTATCGAAAAAGCCCATTACGCCGTCTCCTTCAATTTTTGCGCAAAGGCCGCCATATTCGCCTTCGCTCCGGCTGCCTTGGCGCTGTGCGCGTCAAAATACGCCTCAATACCGCGTGCGATGGTGCGCAGCTCGGCAGAGCAGCCGTCATTGACCGCATGGCGCAGATTGCCCGCCACGCGGCGGCTCCAGCCCTTGCCGAAGGTCGGGAAAGTCTTAATCTGCGTATAAAACTGCAAGCGGTAGCCGTTGAAACGCGCCACCAGTCGGTTGGGCGAGGCGCATTTGACCGCCGCCAGCGTATCCTTGCCGAACTTGCCGTCATCATCCGCGCCCGCCGCGCGTTGCAGCAGAATCACCGCGCGTTTCACGCCGTGATTCACCGCCGCGTCGAATACCTGAAACGCCAGCGCAGCGGGCAGCTCATCGCAACGCGCCGCCTGCCAGTAGGCTTTTCGGTAGATTTTTTCGCCTCGTTGCGCGTCATCTCGCGCATGCTGCCGGTATAGCCGTGTTCGCGGGCAACCGCCTTGGTTACGCCCCAATTCGTCTCGCCGCCGGGGTCGGCAGGGTGGTTGACATAACCGCCCTCATGTCCCAACACGCGATCGACTGCGGTATTAAAATCCATGCTTATCCTTTCAAAGTCAGTATCCATCGGCTTTTCTAGGATTCCATTATCTTTTTCAGACGGCCTCCAAGCAGGCGGCATATCTTCAGACAAAGCAAAAGCCCCGTGCGCAAACACAGGGCTTTAATCAGCATTCAATCGGATTTTAAACGGGTTTTAAAACAAGGCCGTCTGAACGGCAGGCGCGGCGGTTTTGTCCGCCTCCGCCAAAATATAGCGCACCCAACGCTCAGTGATATGGTATTTCAAGGCCAGCAGCCTGACCGCCATACCGTCCGACATCGGAATCACATCCCGCCCCGTCATCTCGTCATACTCGCGGCGGATGGCGCGTTTTTGCAGCTCCAGCATGACCTCCTTGCAGCGCGGAATCAACACGTGCCGCTGCCCGCAATACGCCTCTTCCAAGCGGCAGGCCGCCTCTTCGCCGATTTCGTGCGCCAGCGCGTCATGCAAAGCCTGACCCGCCGCGCTGCGTTTGCGCTTAGTAGTGGAAAGCGGGAAATGCGTGCCGCCCCAGCGCTTAATCAGGGTAAAGGCATTAGCCAGCCCCACCACCGTTATCAGGCTGTGCGCCGATTCCGGCAGCAAATGCCCCAAATCGCGCAGGTCGTTTTCCGTCAATTCCCACTTCATCGCGCCTCCTTCGCCTTTTTACGGTTGGCCGCGATTTGCAGCGCCGCCACCAATTTATGCATATGGCCGTCTGAAAGCCATTCCACGCGGTCAACGCCAAACATGCGCCGCGCCGTACCGTGGGCATAATTCCAATGCCAGCCGCTGTCCAACAGCAAGGCTTCGACTTTGCGCATCATCGGGTCGGCAGAAGCGCGGCGTTGCGGGCTTTGCCCCACATCCGCCTTGCGTTTCGGCTTTACCCGAAACCCCAAGCGCACCATCTGGGCGCACACCGCCTCCAATTCCCCCTCACCCATCTTGGCGCAGGAATCCTTACCCGTTACCCGCAGCAACACCGCGCGGTAGGTATCGTCATCCATCGCCAGCTCCTTCTGCGCGATTTTGATTTTCGCAATCAGCGCACGTCGGCTTGCGGGATTGCCGGCATAAGCGTAAGACATGGCAGGCTTTCAGGTTAAAATCAATATATGGTATATTATTGGATATATTTAGCTTAATCAATACAATATGTTGATATTTTGAAAACTTAATACAGACGTAAAAAAAGGCCGTCTGTAAACCCGATAAAATCAAGGTTTCAGACGGCCTTTGCCATCCATCCGGTTTTAGTCTTCTTTCTCGCGCCTTTGTCTTTCCAAGGCTTCTGCCTTGCCTTTGTTAATGCCAGCAAAATAACCCAGCAAAACAGCTCCGCCTATTTTAATCAGCTCAATCGCCACATTATCCTTGTTTAGACACAAAGCAACCACCAAGACTGCTGCCACGAAAAAAGCGATTGCCGTTATCGTGGTTAGTCGCTTGCTGTGCACCTGAGTAAAGACTTCGCCGTGCTTCAAGTCGCTGCTTTTCTGCGCTTCGATTGTTGCAAGGGCGATACGTTCGTTTGACTGGATTTCGTCTTTCCGGTTTTCCTGCTCCCGATGACGGACTGCGACTTCCTGTTTTTGCAGCTCTATAAATTCCTGCATCATTCTCTGCTGCTCACCCGCAGGCAGGCTTTGCTGTTCCTCCGGAGACGGCTGATCCGGTTTCATGCTTCAACCGCCACTAAGGTTTTGTAACGGACTCGAAATTTACCGAATCCCCGCTGTCCGATTTTGGGCGGTATAAATTCCACTTTTTCAATATTGCCACCTCTGTCGTTTTTCATTTCCGCCAGATAAGCGGAAGGTTTTAGCACGCGCTCACGTACGGCATTATATTCTTTGTTTTCAATATTCATCGCTTTTCCTTTCTCCGGAATAATGGCCGACACGGACTGTCGCCAAATTACCTCGTAGTGCAATTCTAATACAAGCCTCGCCAAGATGGGGAATATTGACCGTCGCGTCAAATTACCATTAAGTATCGGAATGCAATATATTGTGCTTATATTTATAAAATAAAGAGAAATCCGGTATATTTGGTAGTGTAAAATTCACACACGGCCCAAAGACTGGAAGAAAAAATCCGCCAAGAGATAGGGAAATAACCCGCTTGCAACAAAAGGCCGTCTGAAACCTTGAATCATCAGGGCTTCAGACGGCCTTTTGGGTTTGGTTTTCTGTTAGAAAGTAGTTGACTTTTTGTGGCTACATCTTATAATTCATCTCATGGATTAAGCAAGAAGCCCCGCTGCATTGGAGGACAGGGCTTCAAAAAAGAAAGGAGGTGATGAAAATAATTAAGTTCTTAATCCTGTTGGGTTTATTACTTATCAGCTTCCCGGCTTGGTAATAAAACCTAACTAGCAGTAAGGGCGGCAGAACACCGCTGCCCTTCCTCCAAACTTTCTTAAACTATACCGCCAACGGTTTGAAAAATCAAGGAGTGCCTATGGTTGACAAAAAGCTGGCTGAGTATCGGAAAAAGGCAGAAGCCAACCGAATGACTAAGCGCGTTTCATTTAACCGAGAGACAGAAAAAGAAATTTTGGAAATAGCCAATAATCTTGATTTTTCTCAATGGGTTAAAGACCAGATACGCAAAGAGTTCAAAAATCAGCTTGATAAGGATGTAGCTACGCCATAATATATAAACACTTGGAAACAAGTAGAAAGAAAGCCGACAAGTTAGGGCTTGTCGGCTTCCGATGAAAGGCAGCTCTCGCAAAGCTCCTTTCGTGTCATTTACTAGAAATGAAAGGTAATCATACCATGAACGCACTGGTTCAACAATTCAACCCGTCCAAAATCGCCGTAACCGACCACAACGGCCACAAATGGCTGACCGCCGAGCAGCTAGGCTTGGCTTTGGGATTTTCTGTAAAACGCGCCCGTGACGGTGTGAACAACCTCTACAACCGCCATATTGACGAATTTTCCGAGCAGGATTCAACCACCATCAAATTGATGGCGGTTGACGGAAAGCAAAGAGAAACAAGGATTTTCAGCTTTACCGGCTGCAACCTTTTGAGCTTTTTCGCCAACACTCCGAATGCCAAAGCCTTCCGTGCGTGGGCGAAGGTGAAGCTGGCCGGGCCCGCCGCCGATACCGCCGCTTACGAAAAGCTCAAAGCCGCCTTTCTCGAATCCAGCCCCGAAACCGCCAAGCTGGTGCGCTATCACGAGATGGGGCTGGGGCTGTCGGAAATCGGCAAACTGCTCGATATGAAGCCCGGCTCGGTCGCCTACCGTTTGAAAAAGCTCAACGATTTGGGTTTTACCGCCTACACGCCCGACCCTGAATTGTCGGCACGCGGCAGGCTGGGTTATAAGGCCATGATGGATGCGCAGCAGTCTTTGGGCTTGGAGGGTTAAGCCATGAAAGCGAGCGAAATCAAAACCGTCGGCTATTTCCTCAACGAAGATGCGCAATGGAGCATTATCACCGCGCAGGAAGCGTTGGACAACTTATGCGAAATGATGGCGAAAAACGAAGACCCTGCCTATGCGCTGCTGTCGCTGATTAAGGCCGAACTGCAACGCGGTACGGACACCTTCGAAATCGTCCGCCCGTAAGCCGCGGGGCGCCCCCGATCTGTCAAACAAAAGGCCGTCTGAAACAGCGGTGATACTGTTTTCAGACGGCCTTTCGTCATGTTTCAAACCTATGCCAGCTCCTGATTAAACGGCTCGATGACAAAAAATTCCTTGCCCTGCACAATCTTCAAGCCCGGTACCAGATGGGCGGCGAAAAATTCCGCCTCGTTCAACACCGCGTCTTTGTTGACCTCCTTTTTGGTGCGCACAAAGCGTTCCAGCGCCGAATTGCCTTCCAGCAGCGCAATCACCGCGTCCACGCCCGACACGCTGCATTTGGGCGGGTTGTTGCGCCACTTAATCATGCCCGTGGTCAGGTCGGCAAATTTGACCTTACCGCCGTCGGTCAGCGCGTCGCGGTTGGCCGTCGCCCACGCGTGTACCGCCGCTTCAATCGCCTGCGCCTCCTCGTCCAATGGCGCGGCATTGGCTGCCGCCACTTCCTGTAAGGCGGCGATGGCGTTGTTCATATCTGCCTGAATCCCTTCGCGCTCGCGCATAATATCCCCCAAACGGCGGATTTGCTCCTGCGCCTCTTCGCGGGTCTGTACCGTCAGCACCAATGCTGCGGTCTTGGTTTTTGCTTTTGTTGCCATGTTTGGTTTCCTTTCGGTAGGGTGGGTTTTAACCCTCCGTTTCGGTTGTGGTGGGTTAAAACCCACCCTACGTTAAACTTCCGCTTTGGGCAGCATACGGTGCAAATCCGATTTCGCCGCCACCATCAACACCTCGCGCACCGCCCGCAGCGGCGATTTGAAGTAGGGCTGCAAGCCCAAAATCATCTCGCTTTGGCAGTCGGTAATGTCCGCTCCGTAGCAGCCTTCGTCATCCACCGTCACGCGGATTTCCAGCGCATATTCCTTATGAATCATCACTTTGTTTCCTTTCTCTTTCGATTAAATCCGCGACCTTGTCGCGGTGTTGTAAAACCTGTTGCGCAAACGGCGTTTCCGGCTCGCCCGGCGGCATTTTCTTGTTTAGCAATACTGCCTTCACGCTCTCGGCAATGCGCCGCAGATTGTCTTTGCCTTGCGCTTTCTCCGCCGCCGTCGGCGCGTAGCGGTGCGCCAACTTGGGCGGCTCGGGGCGGGGCGGCAGGGCATTTAATACGTCGGCGGGGACAGGCCAGCGGTTGATTTGCCCCGCCAATACCGCAAAGGCCGTCTGAAACCGCCCCGCGTCTAAGGTTGCGTCCCAATCGCGGTTGCAGGTCAGCGCGATTTCCCACGCCTGCACCAGTGCGCCCACCGTATCCGCCGCCGGTGCGCCCGATAGCCGCAAGGCCAACATCATCTGCAGGCCGCCGACCATTTCGTTGTAAAGATTGGCGGGTAAGGTTCTGCTCATCGTTTCAACCCCTCCAGTTGCGCCGCAGCCGCCAGCGTTTGGCTGGGCTTCCTTACTGTTCCCTCCGCCGTGGGGGAGGGCTGGGGAGAGGGCAAAGCGCCCGGCCAATTTTTCACAATGCCGCACAAATACCCGTGCGATTTAAGCGGCGTTTTCAGACGGCCTGCCTCCCGCGCCGCCAGCGTTTCGTGTAAACCGTAAAGCCAGGCTTCGGGCGGATAATCCCCGCTTTGCAGCAGCGCGGCCATCTCGTTCAAAATCTTGGCGGTGCGCCCCCAGCTCAGCTGCGACTTGGCGGGGCGGAACAAACCCGCATACCGTACCGCCGCCTTGCCCGTTTCCACATCCATTTCCAGCAGCATTTTCAATACCTCCGCCGCTTCGCTGTCGCTAATCAGGCTGTCCAGGCTGTGCACCGCGCCGCAGTTGGGGCAGCGGGTATTCATACTTTTCCCTCCATACCCAACACCGCCAATTTCGTCTCCAGCTTATTGCGGAAGAGTTCCACTTCTTTCTGCCACACCGAGCAGTTGCGGCTGCGCCGTTTCAGCGCGGTGTAGCGCAGGCAGTTGTCCGCAAAGTCCACGCCTGCGATTTGCCGCAAAGCGTCCGTCACCATTTGCGCCGGTACATTGGGCAGGCGGTAGGCCGCCCAATCGCCGTCGCCGCAGGCCGCCGCACCGGTGGTTACCGCCAGCCAGCCGCTGCGGTGGATATTCAGGTAAACCGCCATCTCACACCCCCGCCCATTCAAAACCTGCCGCCTTATCCAACACCTCGCGCAGCGTATCGCCGTGCACCACCGTTTTGCCGCCACCCGCATGAATCCGCGTCAGGCGGAAATCGCCGCCGTCGGGCTTAATCAGCAGAAAATGGCCTTGGTCTTCCAAGAAATCCACGCGCTGCTCGTCGGGATAATCCGCCGCCGCGCTTTTCGCCGCCACCGCCTGCGCCGCTTCGGTCAACAGGCTTTGCAGGCCGTCTGAAAGCGCCGGATTGCAGCCGGCCGCCAGTAATTTGTCGCTTAAGGTCATTTTTAACGTCCTTTTAAAAATCAAATGCTTATAAAATCCATCGGGCAAAAATTTTTACCACCAGTCCGGATCGTCCGAATAGGCCTTGTCCAATTCGTCCATCTCCCGCTTGATTTTGCGCAGCCATTCCGCCAGCGCAATCACCAATACCCCAAACAACACGCCCGAAAAAAGGCCGAATACAATCCACATCATTTTTCCTGCTCCTTATCTTGTTCCCGTTTGCCCGCTTCGGGCTGTTTAAAGCCCGCCTGATAATCCTCAACCCGCTCGCGCTGCCGTTTTAAAAAATACGCCGTGCCGCGCCGCCGGTGCTGGCCGTAGGCCTGCCAGTCTGTATTGCGCCGTCTAAAGCTCATTTAACACCTTCCTAAAATCCGGCCGCGTTACCGGCCAATATTCGTTTTTACACGCCTCCGGCGCAAAGCCGAAATCAGCGCCGTGTATATCCCAATTCATCTCCCGGCGCGATTTTTCCGCCGGTGTGCGCTTGACAAGCGCATTGCTGCCGAAAGCATGGTCTTTTTCCAACAGGCAGCGGCGGCAATGTTTCACCACGCGCCCCGTTTTCGTTAAAAAATCCGCTCGCGGCTTGGTTTTCTTGCAGCGGCAGCAGGTCAGCGCCGCCGCGCCCGCCGCCTGCTCCTCCCAAGCAATCCGCCGCTCCTTATCCTTTTGCGCGCATTCGTTGCAGCTTTTCCTGACCTGCCCGTTTTTGCGCACAAAAGCCGCATATGCCAAACAGCGCGAGCAGGCGGGGCAGCGGTAAACGCCGCTATTGGCCGTCGGGTTCATACACCACTCCTTCCATCCGCTCCTCATCGCTCATCCCCTCATACATGCGCTCGATTTGCGCCTCGCGCGTTTCCAGCTTTTTCGCCGCCGCCTGCGCCGGTTCCCACGCGCAGCGGGCAATGCCGCCGCCGATAAGCAAAGCCGTCAGAAACCCCATGCCGAATACCCGAATCATACCTTTCATTTTTCATATTCCTTTAAAATCAATTAGTTATAAAATCCATAAGGTAAAAAAATATACCGCCGTATCAAGGGCTTACCCCGGCGCACCCGCCGCCAGCCATTCCCGCGCTTCCTGCTCGCTTTTAAACCGCCGCCGTTTGCGCCAAATCCGCCACCCCTTTTCCCAGCCCGATACCTCCGCCCGAAAGCAGTTGTGCCGGGCTTCCTTACCGCCGCAGCAAATCCCCTTGCTGCTGGTATCGCGGTACACGCTGCCTTTGATTCTGCCCATCGCCTCGCTCCCTTTCAGACGGCCTTTAGCGGATAATCAGCTTGCTGTATTTCTTCACAATCCCCGCCTGCAGGCGGATATTGTTTTTCACCGCCGTGCGCACCGAGCCGCGCATGATTTTCCCCAAGCGGCGCGTATTGCCGTTGCTGTGCGCCACCAATTGCGCCACCGTCTCCTCATCCGCCTGCGGCAGGCTGGCGCGTACAATCAGCTCCAATTCCTCCTCCGGCAGCGTATTGCCCAAATTCAAAGCCACCGACACGCGGCTGTAAAGCTGCATCAATTCCCCGTGTTTACCCTTCAAATTCGCCACCAAGCGCGGCATACCCGCGAGCACCAAGCCGCAATCCGTTTCATCATGCAAGCGGCGCAGGATTTCCAAAGCCCGCAAAGGCAGGTTTTCCGCCTCGTCCACCACAATCAGCCGCCCCGT